ATTACCTGCATCATTTGGTGATGGCGAGGACCCAACTACTACTAGCTATCTAAGATTAGTCAGCCTAGATGGCAGTAATGTTCTGATAACTGACCATAGAGAGATAGCATAATGGCAGATAGTAGACCATCAATGAAGAGCATAAGTGAGAAGTTGGACCATATGCACTCCGATATCGAGAAGAACTCAGCAGACATACACAAGCTACAGCTAGAGATGTCATATGGGCGTGGTGCTGTCAAGTCAGTTGCATGGATAGGTGGCTGTGTAGCTGTCATTGTAGGTCTTATGAGAATATTTAACGGAGGATAATATGTTACCATTCTTAGGCTTTCTATCAAACCCAATTACAAAGCTAGTAGCTGATAAGGTTATAGGTGCAGCCACTCATGCTATGGAAAAGAAAAAAATTATACGACAAGCAGAGATAGAGGCTACAGCTAACATAGACTATGCCAAGATAGAGGCACAAAAAGCAGTACACAAAGCAGAACAGGCTGTACTAAAACAACAAGTCAAGTCTAGTGAGAAAAGCTGGAAGGATGAATATTTGTGTGTAGTGTTCACCATTCTGCTAATCTGTCATTTCATAGAACCACTACAGCCAAGCATGATGAAAGGATGGGAGATGTTAGGTACAGCTCCAAAAGAATTTTGGTATATCATAATGACTATTGTGGCTGGTAGCTTTGGGGTATCAACACTAAGTAAATGGAAAGGCAAATGAAACAATCAAGACTAGATAAAATACTATCCTACATTGCATGGGCAATAATAGTTATATGGATGCTTGTTATTATTATTGTTCCTACAGAGGCTAACGAAAACACAAATGTTTCTGGCGATAACACTATTATCTCTGGGGGCTACACCAGTTCCTCAAGTACAACGTATGAGTCTGGCAGTAGTTCCAATACTACTAGCACTTCCACAACTAACAACACCAGTAACATCAAGTCATTCCCACCTACAGCATCTGCCCCACCCACAGGAGCAGGTATTGATACTTGTAATCTTGGCACTTCGTTTGGATTGCAAAGCAGTTTCATTGGATTGTCTGGCAGTAGCCATGAGACAGACGAGACGTGTGAACGTATCAAACTAGCAAGAGAGCTATCAACAGTACACCAGATGAAAGTCGCAGGGATTGCTATCTTGTGTCAAGATCCTAGAGTATTTACAGCTATGATGGAGGCAGGAACACCTTGTCCATTTGAAGGTCAGATAGGACCTGATGCTGAGAGACTCTGGGCAAAGTATGATGAGCTAAGACCAGATTACGAAGAACACAAAGAAAGAATGAAAACAAAAGAGAAGATACAAGCTGAACAAGTTATGTATGATAGTGGTAGGTAATGGCAGAGTATATACTTCTTATACATTTCTGTAGCATACTTGCAGATGATTGCAGTAAACCACAAGAACACACAATAAGGTTTGCTGACTACTACTCTTGTATGCTTACTGGTTACGCTGATGGACTACAGATGATTGAAGAGAATGGTCCAGAAGTTGTAAACACTCTTGAGCTAACCATTGGACATGAATGTATAAAGATTGAGTCTGAGTGAGATACATGAAATGTTATATTGGAATCGTTATTTTATTGTTATCAATGGTAGGGTATACCAATGTTGCGAATACTACGACAACTGACAACTTACTCTCTAATAATTTTTATGATGACTGGACTGGTACTAACGACCACTTTCATGGTCCTAATATTTTGGCTGGGGTTCACAACGAGTATCGTGAGCAGACTATTACCCTATCAGACCATCTTGAAACTCACGAGATACAGGGCGTAACTCAATCACAATTCCAAGCCGAAGTCTGGTTCTGGAATAATCGGAGCCAGTCGGTAACTTTAACACAGGAGATAGTAGATTCAAATGGAACGGAGTATAATAACAGCATTACAATGTCTGGTTCTTGTAATGGTTGGAATGGATGTGGATATGAAGATTCTCCTACCAACACTATTATCATTAATGATATTGCATCAGACTACGATATAACTACACGATTTAGTTTTTCTGTACCCTCTCAACCAACAGGTCATTGGGCTGCTGATGTCCGTAACCCAGAGTTGTTTGTAACTTATGATCCATTCGTCCTGGATATGACCACAACACAAGATGTTGAGGGATGGTTACAAGAGTTTGAAGAAGAGTACATAGACATATTTGAAGAGGAAGAGTTTATCTTTATAGAAGAGCTAGATCCTTTTGTTGAAGAGTTCTTGATGTATGAACCAGAGGTCTATGACTTCTTTGAAGAGATAGAATACTACGAGCCAGAGATAGAAGAGATGCCAGAGGAAATCATAGAAGAGATGCCAGAGGAAGTTATAGAAGAAGAGATTATAGAAGATCTACCAGAAGAGATAGTAGAAGAACAGCCAGAGGAGATTAGCGAAGAGCCTAGCATGGAAGAAGTGCCAGAAGGTATGGATACATCTGAACCAGAACAAGGTGATATAACGATAGGCAAGACAGTCTTTGCCCAGGCCATAGAGGTAGACCAGGTAACCATAAGTGCAATGATACAATCACAACCTATCATGCAAGATGCAGAGTTCTATGCTCCAATAAATATTTACCCAAACCAAATAACTATCTTTGATGATAGGCAAATCTATGGTAACATAACCTATGTTGTCAACGATCCACTAACTTCACAAATTAATTTTACAAGAGGGAATCAGGAACAACAATACAGACTGAAACAAAAACTGGATGAGATGATATGGATAAATTAAAAAACAACCTTGCTGGTATTGTGAGTCTTATCGGTGTAGTCGGTGCTATCGGTGCTGGGTTTACTACCTATGGCCAACTATTAGGCAGCATCTCTACTCTTGAGGAGAAAGTATCCGACCTAGAGTCAAGGCAGTATGTGATAAATGAGACAGTAGACCTAACAGAAACAAACGATAAGATTAACGACAACTATGTCAGCCTCGTAGATAGAATTGAAGAGATGAAAGAAGATATAAATGCCAGCACAAATAACCTTGGCATAATCAAAACTAGGCTTGACCTTATCGATACACAGATACAAGCTATGGAAAACGAAAGTAAAAACCCTTTAGCAAGATAGGAGGACATAATGCTAGATAAACTAAAAAAAATCGCCCATAAATGGACACAGAGTACGATGTTCTTTACAAAATGTGGTTGTGGTAACAAAAGACCTAAACCTCTTCTATGGCTTTCTCTGGGCGTTCTAGGGCTAATTCTATTTTTGGCGTAGTAAAATGGCAGAATTAACTAAAAGACAAAAGCAAACTATGAAGAGGCATAGTAAACACCACACTTCCAGGCACATGAGAGTTATGACAGGTCTAATGGAAAAGGGTATGACCTTTGGTGAGGCTCACAAGAAAGCAATGAAAGATGTCGGAAAATGATAATGAAAAGTTGCCCTATACTTTTATGGTGCTAGAGGCAGCAGATGGAACATACAGTTGCAATGTTGTCTGTCGTGGGTTCTCCACCTATGAAGATGCTGTATCCTTTGTAGAGTTATGGGATCAGCTAGTCAATGATGAAAAGATTTACAGTTACGAGCTGCATTAAAAAAGGGTAGGTGGGAGGACCTACCCCTTTTAACTGCGAAAGGTTATTATTAACCTTATCGTGCCACAGATAGTTTTGTCTGTCAAGCCTCCTTTTTGTCAGCCCACTCAGATGCAAACTCAACCATATCGATCATAACCCTCTCAACTTCCTCCCAATGCTCATTGTAACGACCATCACCAAATTGATAGGCATCTTCATGTGCTGGGTGGTTTTCGTTAGCGATAGCAGCAGATATATAATCTTCCCACTCTTGACTCATATACACCCATTTACCTATAGGACTGACGTGTCCATAAGTTTGCAGATCATAACCCAGGCCTAGGTCTGCGTATTTTTTCATCAGTCTTTTAACTCTGCTATACGCAGCATTACTCCTGGCTCTCTCTTGTCGTTTACGTCTTACTTCTTTAGGATCCTCTGGTAATTCAAACCTGAACATATTTTGAAGACGTGCTATGACTGCATCCAGTTCGGCATCAGTTTTTTTAGTCATGATAATATCCTTTCTTTTATTTTTTATCATTTCAGTATCATATATCCTTTTGATATCAATGTCAAGAGTTTTTTTTTGAGGGGTTGTTTGGAAATGACAAAAATGTTACGATAAATCAGTAACATAGGAGGATGTTATGGCAAACAAATGCGTGCTAGTAATAAGCGATCTACATATACCTTATCATCACAAAGACTCTTTTGCCTTTCTTAAAGAGGTAAAGAAAGTATTTCAACCTGATACCATCATCAATATAGGAGACTTGTTAGACTTTCATGCTATCTCGATGCATGATCACGATCCTGACTTGCCAAGCCCTGGTAATGAGTTGTCAACAGCTCGTCAATACGTCAAAGAACTAGAGTCTATATTCCCAGATGTGACTGAGGTACACAGTAACCATAGCTCTTTAGTGTATCGCAGAGCAATCAAGTATGGAATGTCTAGAGAGTTTCTTAGGCCATACTCAGAGTTCCTGGGAACTAAAAAATGGAAATGGGTAGATGATCTGACGCTCAGTTGTGGGCAGCAAAGAGTGTTCTTTACACATGGCAAGGCTGCCGATGTGTTAAAAGTATCTCAGACTATGGGTATGTCTACAGTTCAGGGCCATTACCATACCAAGTTTTCTATTGGATACTGGGCTAACCCAGATGAACTATACTTTGGTATGCAGGTTGGCTGCCTTATCAATCAAAAATCTTTGGCGTTCAGCTATGCTAAAAACTTTTCCACAAGATTTATTTTGGGGTGTGGTATTATTATTGATGGTGTCCCACGCTTGTTGCCCATGGTATTGAACAACAAGGGGGACTGGATTGGAAAGGTAGTTTAGGAACCAAGCCTCGCAGTTTTGGTTTCTTCTTCTGCTGCTTTTTGTAGAGCGAGATATATTTTCCCACCCTCATCTAGACAATCTTTGTATGGGTTTTGTTGCCTAAGTTTATTTATTTGAACAAACTCTTTAAGACCTACAAAATCTTTTGAGTCTAGCTTTTCTTGTGCTATGTCTTTGAACTGCTCAAAATCATTTTCTGTATCTATCATTTGAAAGTCATTCAAATATTTTTCAGCCACATTTGCCCACTTGCCATGAGAGGCTACTTTAGTAGGGGCGTCATGTGCTGGTGCTATTTTATGATCAAAGAGTGGTTTTTCTTGTGACAGCCTGTCTTTTTCTTCGCTAGGCAAATCATCAGCGAGACCTCTGTAAACACTTATACCTAAGCCATACATAGCCATAGCTTTTACAAAACACCTTTGTTTTGCGTCATGAACTTGCCTTGAGTCAGGCGAAACGATTGCCTTATTCCTGTAATCCATAACTGGCAACGTGGTTGTCCGACTAGTCTCCCCTATAATAATCGTAACAGACACCTCAACTGTGCCATCGTCAAATTTTCTACCCTCATGATATTGGTATGTAGCCTCTGGGTATTCTTGCATAAGCAACCACCACGCATTAGCCCAAGAGATATAATCTAATTTATTTTTTTCCTCAACATATTCCTTGACATTAACTTTGCTAAGGGTGTCCCATATTTGTTTATAGGTTGGCTTTTTTTCATTCGTCATTTGCTAATCCTTCTGCTTTCTCAAATGCAAGTGCCAAGGCAGTTTCAGAACGCCTGACACGACTGTTAATATTTGGTGTTAAAAATTTTAGTTGTTGTTGTATGTTGGTAAGTACATCATACTCAACATCGCTCAACTCCATAGTATCAAGCCTCAAAGACTTTATACAATCGCTGCAAATCTCAATCTGCACCCACAGCTCAGATACTTTACGGAGGGGGTCCACCTGGTTATTAGTGAACTCATCCCCCATTTTCTTGGCCTGATCTATGACACTATCATTAGTAGTCATTGTGTTCATAGCCCTCTCCTATTGCTTGTTCTTGATACTTAGCCCACTTATCAGACCACATATCACTTAGCATATCCTCGATATATACTTCAGGGTCCTCATCTTGTGGTATGAACGTGAGTAAATCTTTGTACCTGTCCATAGTTTGCATGAACTCGCCTAGACTTTCACAATTTCCTATTTCTTTATCTGCTATTTCCCAATAGCGATCTTCTTGTTCCATTAGATAGTTTTTATATTTACCCATTGTATTTTCCTTTCAATCTTTCTATGGTTTCGTTTAGCTTTCTGACATCCTCATTGAACTGCTCTAGCTTTTCCCAAAACTGTTCCTCAAGTTCGTCTAGCTTTGTATCAGAATGCTGCAAGTTATTTACTACAACTTCTAGTGGCATTTTATTAACTGTCATCTATATAATCCTTTCATTTATTTTATAGTTGTTGACATTTGTATATCATTAAAATACTATTTTGAGATAATGTCAATATCAAAATAATATAGGAGATAAAAAAATGGCACAAAAATCTTGTTTGTTAAGGCTACCAGAGGAATTGGTAGATAAATTAGATCACCAGGCAAGGCTAGAACACACCTCTCGTGTGGGTTTAGTCCATAATATTTTAGAAATGGGGCTGCCACTTAGGCGAAAATACACGATCAACTCCCCAGAGATACAGCAACTAATAAATGGAGCAAGGTTACATGGAAAATAATGATGTACTAGATATCTTAGAGCAGGCAAAAGAAATGTTCCAGGATAGAAATAAGAAGTATGGCAGCGTTGACGAAATGTTTAGGGCCATGGCAAAACGTATGAGCCTCAGCTCTCATATCAATGTAACGCCATATCAAGCTTGCCAGGCTATGATAGATACCAAACAAGCACGACTAGACCTACACCCTAGCGATGACTCGTTTGTTGACGCTATTGTATACATGGCGATTTCATATTACTTATGGAAAAAGCAAAAGAAAAATGGTAAAAAAATACCAGACTTCAGTCAAGTATTAGACACTCCACCAAGCGAATATTTGAAACAATCTCAACAATAAATGACGTATGACTGCGAACAAATATTCAAATGGCAATCCAAAAGTCCCCTCGATATGGAGCGTGATCCCTAGTAAAAGGGTGGTTGATATACGCAGCAAAAAAAATCCGACCACCTTTCTACTATTTTGTTTGCTTGCAGCGTACACAAATAGAGCTGGCACTAGTTTCCCATCCCAGGCATTACTCAGTAAACAGCTTGGCATCAGCGTGCAGGCTGTCAGCTATCATATTAGGAAGTTAATCAGCTGGGATTATATCAGATACGCAAAAAAGCATAGTGGATTGAAAGGTAATAAATATTATATGGTATTTGATGAAGATATTAGTGAGGATGAGGCACGTTCCGTACAAACCAGCGAAACAATATCAGAGATTGCTGAAGTAGTACCACCTGAATATAAAGAAGGGGCTAAGACTATGGAAAAAAATAAATTCGATACCAGTTCTGACGCTAGAAAAATATGTATGCAGTATAGAAAAATAGTCGAGGAAATATTTGGCCATCAAGTACAACACAAACTAGAGCATGAGCATTTAGTTGATACCTGGTTAAAGGATT